GCCTGACGGAGCGGATGAATTCGACCTCGCGCAAGCAAACGAAAAATGGGAAGTGGTCGGACCGGTTGTGGCAAATGAAACGACAGCAAAAGACAGAGCGGGCCAGACCGGCATCCCGGCACGGACGATACAGCGATGGGCGGCGGCCTATAGAAAGTCCGAGGCAGGGATGAAGATGCGCGCGCTCGCGCGGGCGAAACGCAGAGACAGAGGGCATTTTCGGAACCTGGATTCCGAGGTCGCCGAAGCATTCAAGAAGATGTATCTGACCGCCGAGCAGCGGTCCATAAAGACCTGTTACTATTACCTTTCGAGTATTTACAAGGGCAGGATGCCTTCATATCCGACCCTTATGCGATACGCGGAGACCATACCGGAAGACATCAAGACACGGATGCGGCAAGGCGAGAAGAAATGGCGCGACAGGCACGAGCCGATAGTGCGGCGGGACCTGAACGCCTATGCCGTCGCCGAGATCTACTGCGGCGACCATCACGAGATGGACGTCCTCGTCGAGCACGAAGGAAAGCTCATACGCCCGTGGCTCACCGCCTTGCTGGATTTCCGGACCGCCGCAATCGTGGGCTATTACATCAACACACAGCCGAGCAGCCAGACTATCGCCCTCGCGCTCGCGGAATCCATCCGGATCGGCGCGGACGGACTGGGCGGGGTTCCGGATGACGTTTATTTCGACAACGGCAAGGATTTCAAGGCGCACAGGCTGCACGGCCGCGACATACGCAAAGATGTCGTGAAGCGGCTCGGCAGCATAGATTTTGACGAGGCGACAACCAGCTTCTTTACGGAATATGGGATCAAGCGGACATTCGCCAAGCCATACCTCGCGCGTTCCAAGGGTCCTATCGAGCGGTGGTTCGGCACGATGGAAACCGGATTCGGAAAGTTTTTGCCCGGTTATCTGGCCGCGAAGGCGAAAGACCGTCCGGAGGAACTACAGAAGAAGGTAAATGCCTTTTATCACGGGGAGCGGGGATATTTCATCGGCTTGGGCGACCTGCGCGCGATGTTCGAGAGCTGGCTATGGCAGGATTACCACAACAAGGTTCAAAGCCGCGTCGGGGATACTCCGCTTGCGGCCTGGGAGAAGAACAAAGGGACAATACGGACGATCTCCGAGAAGAGCTTGCAGGTTGCGCTCTGGCCGAAGGCCGAGGCCGTGATCCAGCAGAGCGGAATCGAGAAGTTCGGCACGCGGGGGATGCCGCGATATTACTACAACGCCGAGGTTCCGAAATGGGTCGGCAAGAAGATCGTCATCCGCTATAACCCGGAGGATATCTCGGCGCTATATGCCTATACGCTCGAAGGGGAATACCTCTTCCCGCTGACGCACAGGCCGCTCATCGGAACGGACACGAGCGAGGCCAATTACAAACAATTCATGAAAGAACAGGCGCGCGAGCGCAAGCGCGTGCGCGAGGAAATAGCGAGAATCCGGAACGACGGACCGGAATACGACCCGATGATCCGCTGGAAAAACCGGAACGAAAAGAAAAGCGAAGCGCCGCTACAGCCGCAATACGCGAAGGCAGTCGGCGCGGACATAATCCATACCACCCCGAAATACGAAAACCTGAACCGGCCTGCGGACACGCCGACGCCCGGACCGAAACTGAATTTCTTTAAATTCCAGGCGGAGGAATCCAATGTCAAAGAATGAAAACTCCCCGGATTCTAAAGATGAAATGACCGCCTACAGATATGCAGATGAAAATATTCTTTCTTCTATGGCAAAAGCGATAGAGCAAAAATGCAGCGGTTTTATTTTTATTTGGATAAATAGTAATGATCCTAAAAAGGAATATATCGAAAAGAGTTATTACGGCGATAACAGCATATTGGTTTATTTATGCGAAGTTATGAAGAAACATTTATTGGAAGATTGGAGGTAGGAGATGGCAGTTCCGGCTGAAAAAATAGATTGGATAAACGAAAGAGATATTTTCGAGCAGCATGAAGAGCTGGCGGAGGTTGAGAAGGCGAAGAAGCGTCCATGGGCGGAGAAGCTTGCCAAGGATGCAAAGGAAATGTCCTCGCCGAAGACCACCGGACTTTCCGACAAGGAAAAAGAAGAAGCGGACTCGCTTTTCCGCGAGGTTCTGGACTGGGTTGCGAAAACCGGAAACGTCCGGGAAGGGACGAAGGAGATACTCGGCATCAGCCATTATTCCATCTGGAAATGGCGCACCGGCAAGAACCCGATCTCGCAACTCGGCCTCTCAAAGCTGCGCGAGGCGGCGGGACGGATACGCGAGATAGAGAAACAAAAGAAACAACATGCTTTGGCGACTGAGCGCAGGCGGATAATCCAGACCAGCACCGTCAAGATCGTGGCAGAGCTCCTTGCGGATTGCGTGGAGAACCGGGACAAAGGATTCTGTATGGTGAACGGACAGAGCGGACAGGGAAAAACAGAGGCTTTGAAATGGGCGCTTGCCAACGGTCCGTATGAAAAATACCATCCCGGCATACCTTCAACGGAAGGAAAGATCAGATATATCCTGCTGAAGGGTTCCGAGAATACGCGTTGCGCCGAGATGGTGCGGAAGATCTGCCGGAAGCTCGGACTCAAAACAGGATCCAATGCGAGCCAGAACCTTGAAGCGATCTCCGATTTTCTGACCGACAATCCGATATTGATCATCGTGGATGAAAGCGACTGGTGGCACCGCCGCCAGTGGCTGAACATCTTCCGCGAGATATGGCAGGACAGCCACACGCCGATATTCCTGCTCGGTTGTCCGCGGTTCATGGAAGAGCTTTTAAGACCTGAGGATGAATATCGCCAACTGAACGCCCGGATCGCAATGAAATACCGCTTTTCGGCATTAGACCTTGAAGAGGTGATGCCGTTCTTCAAGGAAACCGGATGCGACGGCTGGGCGCAGGACACAATCGAAGAGGTTTACGCGATTACCGGCGGAAACCTGCATGATCTCTTGATTTTGATGGACAAGGTAAAGACCGTCGGCGCGATCAATCCGGCGGTTTCCATCAGTCCGGAATTCGTCCGGACAGTGAAGAAACAATTTCTGAGATAATAAATAAGGAGAAATATGCCAGAAAAAGAAACAAAAAACACCGCTGAGAAAACGGCGATTCAGAACTTCGAGGTGCACAGTTTGAAAGACGCAGACCGCGCGCTTCAACTGCTCGGCATCTGCGATGCTGATTTGGGACGGTTGCAGGCGAAGCTGAACCGGAAGATATCGAAAGCGCAGGACGAGATTCGTCCGGACTTAGAAACAATTGAAATGGAGATGAAGGAACTGATCAACGCCCTGCAGAAATACTCCGAAGAGAACAAGGATCAACTCTTCGCGGAAAAGCGATCTCTCGAGATGAACTACGGCACGATAGGGTTCCAGAAGAGCGCGCAGCTCGTCTGCCAATCCGGAGTGGACTGGAAACAGGTACTTGAAGTTGCAAAGAAAGCATACCCAGATTACGTGGCGGCTACCTGGAATCTCGTGAAGGAAGCGATCAAGAAAGCGCCGGAAAGAACGCAGGACAAGCTCGGCATTCTGATAGAGGAGAAGGATACGTTTTATGCCGCAGGCAAAGACAAAAAACGATACCAGGTCTCATAACGGGACGTTACCTCCTACCGTAAGACCGAAAGCCGGAGCCCGCAATCAGCCGGGACAGCGGGCTACCGGCGGGTCTTATGCCAATTCCAAAGGCAGATACCCGAAGCGCGTTTTTCTGATGCGCGACGCGCACGGCCTTGTAAAAGAAATCCTTCAGAACGAAAAACTGAAACTCGAGCTTCAGGGTATCGGCGACGTCCACGAAATCGTTAAATATTTCGCATTCCGGCTTTATAAAGAAAAGAAAAAGAAATCGCTCACCGACCTGAGCGACGAGCAATTATCCCGCCTTTGCAAGGTTCTTGCCCTCGTGCGGAACGGCAAACTAAAGATAAACGAAATCCGCGAAATGGAGGGAAAGCGGCCGCCTTACAAGCCGATGGAACAGCAGATAAAGGAATTGATGAAGCAGCCGGAACCGGCGCCGCAGGCGGACATACCCAACGGCAAGGTGATCACACTCGCGACAGCCGCGGATATCCAGAGACTATTGATCCTTTTCAATGAACTTCAATACACCGAGGAACAGCGCAAAAGATTCATAGATATTCACACCGGAAAATATGTTGACGTGAAACAAATACGCTCCAAAGCCCATGCCCTGCACCTCGTCCTCGAGCTGGGGAAGGTGAAGGCGGGGAGAGGGAAATATGCAAGAAGACCAGTTTAAACTCGATCTTGATTTTCGGGAAAGCGCAGAGAAAAAACTCTATAACTGGCTGAACAGGAACGCCCTCGGACTGGTGAACGCGAAGAAAGCCGGGGAGATCGAGGACGCGCTTGGCTTCTCTCAACGCCAGATCGCGGAGATCAAGTCCAACGCGGTGATCACATACCATCTCTGCATCGGCAGCACGACGACGGACGGATATTTCATACCGGTTTCCGAGCCGGAAAGAGAGATCGGCGGGCGGGAACTGAAGGCGAAGGCGATACGGATACTGGTTCAATACGCGGCCTACAGCCGGATCACCGAAGCGGAGGCCGCAAGGGAGATAGCCGAGGATTTATTCAAAGGAGGAAAAGATGCATAAATTTGAAGCAACAATAAAATTGCAAGCTACAAAAGAAATTACTTGTGAATCTAAAAATGCAGATCAAGCCGATTATATTTTTCAGCAAATGACTCTTGAGATCGAAGAGGGCGACCGCGAATTCCTGATGGAATTCGAACAGCTCCTCGGAGTGAAAGGCGAAGTATTGAATAGATTCGATAAACTCTATAAAGACCAGGTTAAAACCGAGCCAACGATCAGCACGTTTAAGAATGTCTTTCTTCCCCTGGCCTTTCTCGTTCTTGATGAAGCCCGCGAATTAATTCTGGAAAAACTCTCCGAGGAGAAAATTCAGGAGAAGGTTCTATGAGCGAAGAAAAAACTGAAAGCCCGGCGGCGGAAACATTTGATGCAGTATGTAAATATTGCGGAGGCACGGGTTATTATTTTCGAAAAAACGGATTTTGTCCAACCACCAAAGAGAAATGTATTAATTGCAAGGGATCGGGAACGGTAACAATAGAGCGGATTTGCGGGAATTGCGATTATCATCGCGGATGTCCGATCTTTGCATTAGATCACGATCCAAAAGGCTATTGTGATGCCTGGAAGGTGAAAAAATGAAATGCCCGGAATGCAATGGCAATGGAATTATCATGTTACGTTCCAGAAGAAGAAAAGGAGCCGGGCGGTATACATATTTTAGAACGGAAAATTGCTCTTTCTGTAATAAAAAAGGACATGTATCTTATAGGAAATTTTATAATAGTTATCGCTTATCGTTTTATGACCAACCGTCTCCTCTTCGCTATTATTTTAATAGAATTAAAAAAATCATAGCTTCTCTTTCTCCATTTGTCTATTTGCGTTTAAGAATAGATGAATTCTTTTCCCTGAGGATGCCGCTATGACAGGCCAGCCTGTTTTGATCGAGCATTTAAGGAGGATAAGATGAAATGCCGGTGCAGCCATATCTTCAATCATTATGGACACATTGAGCCACCCGGCCTTGTCTCATGGGTTCATCGCTTGGCTTGCAAGTATGCAAAGCATTCTATTGAGAAGGGCTGCCGGATTTCCCTTTATAGATGGATTATTTTCAAAGCTGCCTATTTTATACGGCGGCTGAAGGAGAATTCATGAGCGATAAAGCAAGATATCGGAATATCTATCGTCGCGCGCTGGATGCCTGGGGCAAGGAAGCGCAAGTTATGATGGCAATAGAAGAAATGGCCGAACTGACGAAAGAACTATCTAAAGATTTCCGCGGTAAGGGCTCCACCGACCATCTCTGCGAGGAGATCGCCGATGCCTATATCATGCTCAAAGAGCTCTCGGAATATTATGGCAAAGATAAGGTCCGGATGTGGATACGGCATAAAATTTTTAGGCTTGATGAATTATTAAAGGAAGGAGAAAAATGACCGATGAAAAGCAGGAAAAAGAAGAATCGCTGGTAAGCGAAATTGAAATTTTAAAAACAGATGTGTTGGTGAGTACTATGAATTATTTCAGTCTGAATTCTTTTGTAGAAAATAGCCTCGAGCGCGGGATCAATCCGGTTAAAACTTTAAAAATGATTCCGAACCTGCTTAATGCCTTGATTACCAATTATGAAAAGATTGAAGCTTTAGCAAAAAAAATAGAAGTATTGAAGATACCTGCAATCGAAAGTGGAGAGGAGGCAGGCGAATCGAAGGAGGCGATGAAATGAAAATCTATGATAAGCTAGATGGATATTGGGGAATACTTATTGAAGACGATTTTGTCGGATGGATAACCATTTTCAGGGATGAATATTGCTTTAATCAAGCAGAAGATATTTACCTGAATGAAAAAGATTTAAGGGGAATAGCAGATCAATTGAAAAAGTTTAATGAGCAAGAGGATTATCACCTTCAATTTTTGGAGATTCCCACATGCCTAAATTCTTGAATCCCTGCGCGGATAGTATTGGATATGTGCATTTCACCTGGAATCCGGTTACGGGTTGCAAACACGGGCCGGAAGTCTGCTCCTGTTGGGGGATCTGCTACGCCCGCGCAATGGCTCGGCGGTTCGGGAAGACCGAAGACGAGAAGAGCTTCAAACCCACCTTCCATCCCGAACGGCTCGACGCGCCTTGGAAGCTAAAGAAGCCGAGCAGGATATTCGTCTGCTCGAACGCCGACCTCTTCGGCGACTGGGTACCGAAGGAATGGATTGTCGCCATCATAGGTGAAACCTATGCGGCAACTTTACACAAATTTCTATTTCTTACAAAAAATCCCTCGCGCTATCGTAAATTCCATTTCTACGGAAATGCCTTATTAGGGACCACAATAAATAACCGAGATGAACTGCCAAGAATAAAATTACTTCCCGACGAACTCCAAGGATATAGTCAAAGACGTTTTATATCATTTGAACCGATGCTCGAACCGATCCACAGGCGCTATTTAATGCCATATAACTGGAATCATATTCATTGGGCGATCATCGGCGGTTTTTCCGGAAACGAAAAAGCATCCGCTGAAATAAAAGAATCGGCTGAAGATATTTCCGAATTTATGAAAGCGAGGGGCATTCCGGTTTTTCAAAAGGATAATCTCGGCCTGAAAAATCCGCTCAAGCAATTCCCAGCAGGACTGAATCTATGAAAAAGCAAAAGGCGGCTGGCCGCCCGGAGGGGCTGAACCTATGACGCGCGAGGAATATATCAGGAGGGTTTCGGAGGAATGGTTGCAGCTGCGCTATGACTGTTATGATTATTACAAAAATAAACCTTACGGCTCAAACTCGCTGACCAAGCGGGACAAGGAAGCGATCTATGAAGCTACCGGGCTATGGGCTTATAACCTGCTTGCCGAGGCGATGAAAACCGGCATCCAAATACATATCAAGAATCATGGGAAAGCGAAGCCGCCCGCTTTCCGCTACATATTAACCGTCGCGGGCGACCTGGTTAACGGCCGGAAAAACAAGAATAAGAAAGCATATCATGACCCAGCAAAACAGTGGAAACAGTAACGCCGCCCCCTGCCCGGACTGCCGGGGATTAGGTTGGATATTCGATAGACCGAACAACCGGGCATACCCTTGCGGCTGCCTGGAACCTATGCGCACGGCGAACCGTCTTCACCGCGCCGGGATCCCGAAGCGGTTCCGCGAATGCAGCCTCGAAAACTTCCATGACCGTCCCGGCCTGCCGCCAAAGGCCGCGAGCGACGCCCGCAAAGCTGTTATGAACATCTCGGACAACTGGCCGGAGGTGCGCAAGGGGCTTCTTTTCATGGGACCCTGCGGGACCGGAAAAACCCATCTGGCTGTCGCACTTCTGATAAGATTGATTCTGAAGGGCGCCGAGGGACGGTTCCTCGATTACCAGGATTTCCTGCTCGAGCTGCAGACGATCATCGCCAAGCAATCGAACGAAGCCGAATACCTTCAGCCGCTTCTCGAATGCGACTGCCTTCTGCTCGACGACGTCGGCGCCAGGCGGATAAGCGAATTTGCGATCGATTCCGTCGCCTATCTACTGAACGAACGCTATGCCAACGAGAAGCTGACGATCCTGACGACGAACTATCCGGATGAGGGCGTGGTTACGCTTGCCGACCGGATCGGGACGCGCATCCGTTCCCGGCTCGCCGAGATGTGCCGGACCATAATCCTGAATGCCACCGATTATAGGAAAATGAGTGAATGATTTGCGCACAGAAATATTGTGGCGGAAAACTCCGGATAAACAAAACGTCCGAATGGTACAGTGTGAATCGTCGGCATCACTATGCCTATTGTATGAAATGCGGCCAATCGCATCTGTTGGAAACGAAGATCGTGCGAATGATCAAACCAAGAAAAAACAAAAAATAAACCATCTCTTTCTAATCCCTAAAAACCATAATTCCTAATATTAGGAAGGTATTTATCTAACCCTCTTGCCCATCCCCTGAAAAAACCCCATTGTTAAATAGAAGATTATAGGGGAATTATGCCCAGAACAGGACATTTTAAGGTAGATGATTTAGCCAAGGCCAACCCGGCCGCCTATAACTATATCTGCGGCAAGGTGAAGGAAAACGCCTCCCTCGATGAAATAACCAAGGGAGTGAAAGAGAACTTCGGCCTCGTCATAAGCAAGAACGCGATCTATAACTGGCGGACACAGAAATATTCAAAAGAACTCCAGGCTCAGCAGATAGCGGTGGAGCTGACGAATCTTCTGAACGAGGCAATCACGGATCGGGATCCCGAAGAGGCGCGGGAAAAGATAATCCGCGGGATGCTGGAAAACCTCGCCCTGCAGGTCCTCAACAATAATAAACTCGATCCGGAGAATATCATAAACGCCGTCGCCATCTTCCGGCGCCTTGATAATGAAAAACTGAAGATTCAGGCGGAAGCCAGGAAGCATGATGTGGAGATCGCCCGGCTGCATCTGGCCGAGAAAGCCGCCGACAAACAGATCGAATACTACAAACTCAAAATGGCTGAAATCCAGAAAACCGCAAAAGACAGCGGACAGGTTACGGACAAACAGCTTGACGGAATTTTACACGGATATTTCGGAATAGGCAAAGATGGACACGATAAGAAAAAAGATTAAGCAGCCGAGACTGACGCAATACCAGCGGGATTTTCTCGAGGATCCGTCGCTCCGGATAATAGCCCTCAAAAGCCGACAGATCGGTTTTTCGGATGCGGCCGCGCTGAAGGTTGTTAACGAATGCCATGAAACTCCGGAGACCGGCTGGCTGCTCGCCTCGGCGGGAATGCGCCAGGCGAAGGAACTCATGCGGAAAGTTAAAAGACATATAAAAGTGATCAACGCCATAGCCAGATTTTATGAAGAAGAAACCATAGTGGATGATCAAAAGATATCCGTCGAAGCTGTGGAATTCAAAAACGATTCGCGGATCATCTCCGTTCCGGCGAACGAGGACACGATCCGCAGCTTTTCAGAGAATGTCCTGCTCGATGAATTTGGTTTTCATAGAAACGGAAAAGCGATATGGTCCGCGCTTGCCCCGGCCGCCGCGACTTTCGGGAAAAAGATAATAATCCTCTCCACGCCGAACGGCGCGCAGGGGATGTTTTATGATCTCTGGACGAAGAACGATTCCTTCAAAAAATATAAGGTCACAATCGAAGACGCCGTGGCGCAGGGATTCCCGATAGATATTGAACAGATAAAAAAGGACTTTGCCGACGTTCCTGAGGCTTATGAGCAGGAATTTATGTGCATTTTCCTTGACGGCTCGATGCTCTGGATACCGATGGAACTGATCACCGACGCGACAGCTCAATGGGAGATACCTATTTTCCGGCATGAGAATATCCGGGAGTCCGAAGCGGGACAAATAGTCGAGCAAATCAATCTGAACAAGCTCACCGAAAAAGTAAAAGGGAATCTCTATCTCGGCGTGGATTTCGCCAGGACAACGCATCTTACAGCGCTTTGGGTTTCAGAAGCGGTTGACGGAAGGCTCGTAACCCGCTGGATAATCGAACTGCGCAATGCCGAGTTCGAAGCGCAGAAACAAATCATCGATGCACACAAACCGCATATTATGCGCGGGTGCCTCGACGCCACGGCCGGATCGCTCGGAATGCCGATATCGGAATATTTCGTTAAGCGGTATCCGGGCAAGTTTGAGGGGGTGAACTTCAATACGCAGACGAAGATCCACCTCGCAACTCAATTAAAAACAATCTATGAACGGCGCAAAGCGGTGATTCCTGATGATGTATCGGTGCGCTACGACATTCATTCGATCAAGCGGCAGATCACGCCGACGGGGAACGTGCGCCTTGCCGCCGTGAATGAAAGCGAAAACAAGAATATTCAGGATAAGAAGAGCCACGGCGACCGGTTCTGGGCGCAGGCGCTCTGCGCCGAGGCCGCATCCGGAGCAGTGATGACATACGAAGTTGAACACTTGAAACAATCCCGCTGGAAAGAGTCGAGGAACTACCTGTGAAACCGGAAGAAAGCATGATCATATTGACCGACGCTCCGAAAAAGAACGCTATTGCCATTTCCGAAAGCTGGAAAAAGAAGATCTCCAATATCGTAAAAATAGATATCCTTCAATACGCCAAAGACTGGAAACAGGTGATGCAGGGGCTGACGCCAAAGACGGCTTCCGGATATATGACCGATCTGAAAGAGGGATACCTGACGGATGCAATGCGGATGTTCGACGAGATGGAGAGAAGAGACCCGGACATCAAGGCGGATATGGGACTTCGCAAGAATTCAATCGCGCACCGGAAGATCATGGTCCATCCGGCTGACGATTCCGGCGAGGCGAAGAAACAGGCGGAATGGCTTGAAGAGGCATTGAAGACCCCCGCCCTCCTGCGGCTGCCGCAGCTGATGACCGACGCGATCCCGAAGGGGTTTGCTTTGATCCAGCTGACATATAAATACGACGGCAAGTTTCTGATTCCGGATACGATACAGCGGATTCCGGCATGGGGTCTGCTGATGCGCGATGCGGACAAGATCGTGGAGTTCCCGTTGCTCGCGGGCGATTACGGTCTGGCTGGCACGCCTATCGAGGAAAGCGAACAGCTTATATTCCATAAGCACTTCGAGCAGGACTTCACTTTCCTTTCCTCCGGATTGATGTACACGCTGGTGCTTGCCTATGTCCTGCGCAATTACAATCTGAAGGACTGGGCGGCGTTTATCGAACGGCACGGCAATCCGCTGGTGATCGGCCATTATGCATCCGGAGCGAACGCCACGGAAAAGGAATATATCCGCCAGGCGGTTCAGGAACTTATGAATGATCTGGCGGCCGTTCTGGATGAAAATACGAAGATCGAGATCATCGAGACGAAGGCAAGCGGCGCGACGCCCTACGAACGGATGCTTCAAGCGACAAAGGATTTCATCTCGAAGGTAGCGCTCGGCCAGACGCTTTCAACAAACGAGAGCCAATACGGGACGAAGGCGCAGGCGACCGTCCAAGCCGAAGTCCGAACGGACCTGTTGAAATACGACGCCTTCTCTTTCGAGCTGACGCTGAACGAACAGCTCGTGCGTAACCTTATCGGCCTGAACTTCTCAAATCCTCTCTTCCCCCATATCCAGATAGATGTGCGAGGAGACGCCACGAAGGAGGATATCCAGGCAGGATATGAAATGGGGCTCGATATCTCCAAGAAGCAGGTGCGCTCGGTGTTGAACCTTTCCGAACCGGCGGATGAAGGCGATACACTCCTGAAGCCCGAAGGGGCGCAATCCCCATTTCAAAACGGGCAACAGATGAATTTCTCCGAAGTAAAAAAAAACTCTGAAACTCTGATGCTGAAAGAAAAAATAGAGATCAAATTCGACGACATCCTTCAGGGCGGAATAGACAAAGCCGCCGAGGGATATGCCCGTCTTGAAAACGAGATGATACGACAGGTCGAAGCGAGCGGATATGAATACGCGCTCGAACATATATGGGATTCGTATGCGGAGATGAATTCCGATCTCGGCGCTATCCTCGCGGACGCGGCATCGGCCGCGGAGATAATCGGGGTCGGCGAAGCGAAGAGGGAAGCGGCAGGGGAAGAGATCGTATTGAGCGACTCGACCTTCAGCGATAACCCTATAAATCCGGACGAAGGGCTGAAGCTCCTGAAACGCAAGCCGGTGGTTTCCAGCAGGCAAGATAAAGCCCTGAACGCCAAATGGAAAGGGCGGATGTTCTCCGTCGCCGGATATGACAATCTGAAGACAATCGGCAAGGCGCATGATTTCCTTGTCCAGGCCTATGACGAAGGCCTGAGCTTCGAGGATTTCCGCATCCGCACCAATGCGGTTTTCCGCAACGAAGGACTTGCCGCGCCGGACAGATTTCACTTACGCACCGTGTTCGAAACCAACATGCAATCGGCATATATGGCGGGGCGCGTCCGCCAGATGCTGGAAAACGTTGATGAGCGGCCGTATTGGCGAATCCTGACCGCTGGAGACGACCGAGTCCGCCCGGCACACCGCGCGCTTCACGGCAAGATATTCCATTACCAGGAGATATTGGATCGCGGTCTGATCCCGCCTTTCGATTACAACTGCCGGTGCACGATCCAGGCGCTTACGCCAGGGCAGATCCAGCAGATGGGCCTCAAGGTCGAGGAGAAGGCGCTTGCCATCTATGACGATCCGGAGACCGGACTGCCGGTGAACATCCGGCCGCGCGAAGGCTTCGGACACAATCCGGATGATTATAATTTCGGGATAGTGGAATATAAGGAAGAAGTAATTCCGGAAATAGAAAGAATAGAAGGCTCTTCTAACTGGAAAGAGAGAAACCGCCCGGATGCTGATCTCAAAAACAATAAAGAAAAAACACCTGAAGATTTTATAGATGCAAAGCACCTGATAAGAATCAATCCAGAATCGAAATTATCGGAAATCGGGAATTTAATCGCAAAAGAAATATCGAAAGAATATCCTTCGCTGCTTTCCGGCTGGCCGGATAAATTAGAAATGCATATACCCTTGCCTTTCAAGGATACCCTTCTTTTCAATCAGGGCAGCCTGAACAAGCTTTTGAAATATCCCGAAAGGATTATCGATTTCAATAAATTCATAGATACAGTCCAGAATCCCTGGGAGGTCTGGGTTAACAAAAATCCCGTTTCCGGGGAATGGGGTTATACATTTATAAAAATGTATAACGATAAAAAAGAAAACCTTTATTGCCGGGTGGATATCTATCCATCCGAGGGAGCGAAGGTTACAACCTATTTTGTGTCGAGAAACAAGTCTTATCTAAACAACAGAAGAAATGGAATTGCATTGATTTATGTTAACGATGATTTGTTGGAAAAATAAAAAAAGGCTCGGAAGCGATCCGTCCGATCCCAGCCGCCCCAGTTGGCTATATGCCGACGGATGGCAACCAACCTTAAAAGAAATATAAGGCATTAAAGATGAAAAGTCAAGAAGAACATCCGAGAGACCGGAAGGGCTGGCAGCGCATAGCCGTTAAGGGGCCGCTCTACTACAAGGGCAGGCATACCGAACTTACTCATGAGGATCTCGAGGCGATCCGGAAGAACATGATCCGCGACGTTGTTATAAACAAGGAAATCCTCGTGGACTACGAGCATGAATCCGAAGAGAGACCGAAGGAGGAGATCGGCAGGGTTCCGGCGGCAGGCTGGATACGCCATCCGGAAGTAGAGGTTCATCCGGACGGACTCTGGGCGCTCGTGGACTGGACGGATATCGGTAAAGAGGATGTGGAGAAAGAGCGGGTGAAATATTTCAGCCCGGTAATCATTAAAAATTCAAGAGACAAGAAGACCGGCGCGCCGATCGGGGCATACCTGAAATCGGCGACGGTAACCAATATACCGCACATTGATGAATTGCAGATCGCGGCGACGGAGCATCCTGCGCCTGAAGGCGGGGATCACGAAGAGGTGATCGTGCTTTCAATGGAGATAAAACCAGAAAACAAGGAGAAAGGAATGCAAAAAAAACTTGCTGAAAAGCTTGGCCTTCCGGAAGGCGCGACCGACGCCCAGATAATCGAGGCGGCGGACAAGTTTATCCAGAAGGCGGGCGAAAACGAAAAGAGGCTGAACGAGATCGTCTCGGCCTCAGGCGTTCCGCCGGACAAGATCGTGGCCTCGATGAAGGAACTGAAGGAAATGGCCGGGAAGAAAGCCGAGGGAGAGAAGAGCAAAGACACGGAAATCCTCGCGCTGAGCGAGAAGATCACCGAGCTCGAGAAGAACGACGAAAAACGGGAAAAGGAAATCAGCGATCTTCAGGAAATCAACAAGAAGAACGAAATCGAGCTGCTTCTGCATGAGGGGAAGATAGATCCTTCAGAGAAGGAATTCTATCTATCTTTGCGCGGACAGGCTCCGGCGCTCTATGACAAGAAAGTCAAAGAGCTAAAGCCGAAGAACCGCGACAAGATGCCCGTGAACGTCCAGACGGTGAACGGCGAAGAGACAATCGTGGCGAGCGAGGGCGTGGATTTGGAGAGCACGAAATTCGACCGGAAAGTCAAAGCCTACATGGCGGCAAACAAGGAAACTGACTACGGCAAGGCCATGCTCGCCGTGGAAGAAAAAGAGAAGGGGAAAAATGGCTAAATTATTTCCACAAGCGATAACCGTTATATCCGTCAAAGCCGGGGAAGCCGTAACCAAGAATTGTTTCGGCCAGCTTGAGCAAACGGGCGATCCCGCTGAAGCCGTAATGGCAGGCGATGGCGAGGGAATGGGGATTTTCCTGAATGACGCCGACGAAGGCGAATGGGTTGATTTTCTTGTCGGCGGCGTAGGAAATGCCATCCGTGGTGCTTCGGCAGTAGTGGCAGGCAATCTTCTCGATTCCGACGCAAGCGGACATGCCACTCCTCTCGGAAGCGGAGTAGGGACACGCAGATATTGCGCCATGTCGCTTGGAAATCCGAGCGCGGCAGATGAAATATTTCCTGTCCTTATAGTTTTCGGAATTGATACCGACACTGACACCACATAAGGAGAAAAGAAATGAAAAGTTCAGATGTACATATAGAACAAGCGCTTTCTAACTTTGCCGTGAGCATTATTCAGAATTCCAATTTCGTGTCGGACATTCTAATGCCGCCTCAGCCGGTGATTTTCGAGAGCGACAAATTCTGGATTTTCGGAAACGAGGAGCTGAAATACGAATACAACCTGAAGAGAGCGGACGGCGCGCCGGCCGTGGAACTTGATTCAAAAATGACCGAAGGTTCCTATGCTACCGATAATTACTCCGGAAAACAAAAAATCACCAGAAGACAGAAAAACAATGCGGATTCCATCGTCCGGCTTCAACAGAAGACGACCCGCAGAATTGTTTCGAAAATCAGGCTCGCGATGGAAATCGACGCAGAGGCTCTCCTGAATGATACCGGGACTTTCGAACATGATTCTCCGGCTACCAAATGGGACGATACAAGTCCTCTCCCCGATATAATGGGAGATATAGACGCGGCGTATTATGCCTTTTTCGATCAGGCGGGAATAGAGCCGAATTACATCGTTATTCCTTCAAGTGTTGCCCGGGTAATGGCAGCCGATAGCACCCTACTGGGCTTACAGATGTATACGAAAAACAACCTGATCGAAGGTATTGGAATACCCTTAGTCATCCGCAATATGAAGGTCGTTATTCCGGGTTCGAGAATGGTAACGACAGAACCGGGAATCACCGAAGTTGTGGGGCGCGTATGGCGCACGGACAATGTGGGTCTTTATTACGTTGACCCTCTCGCCAGCGAGGATGCTTTTACCGTGGGCGTTCAATTCCGCATTCGGCTGAACGGGCTGGATGTCTGGATCAAGAGCTGGGATGACCCGAATGTTGACGCGACCTGGTATGAAGGCAATATGCAGAACGGCGGAAAAATCATAGCCGCAGAAGCCGGATATATCATCGACAACGTTCTGACCTAAACATTAACCCTTAACCCCGCGGGGCTTCGGAATGCCGAAGCCCCGGCGGGCCTTAAAAAAGGATTTATCGAAATGGGAATTCTGAAAGACAAAGAAGAAAAAACCGAGCAGGAAAATAAACCCCCGGTAAAGAAAGCCCTCATTTTTGCGGTAAATACCATCCTGAAGGGAAAGATATACAAGAAGGGCGAACCGCTTCCTGCGACCCTGAGCGAAGCCGAGATTGCAGGTCTCAAGAAAAACAAGATGGTGGAATAGATAGATGGCTTATTGCGATCAAGACGACATCCTGAAGCTTATCAAGGAAGCGGAGGTTGCGGAGCTGACTTTCGACGATCCTTCCGGCGATGCCGAGGTAGATGATGATATGGTAACAGAAGCTATCGCGAAGGCGGACGCCTGGATTGATACCAAGCTCGCGAAGAGATACTCCGTCCCGCTTTCTCCGGTTCCGGTGATCGTGAAAAATGCATCCGCGGCGATAGCCGTCTGGTACTTACGCGGGCGGCGGCAGGATGGAATAGACGACACAACGCAGGAGATTTACGAAAGTTATGAAAAACTTTTTAACAGTATATCAAGCGGCAAAGACGACCTTCCGGGCGTGGAGGAGGCAAGCGACGCGGAGGCCGGGACATCGAGTGTGACGGGAAACATCCGAGCCTTCACACGGGAGACCCTATCGGGATTCTGAGAAAAAAAAGGCAGAAAATGGCGATTCATATAAAAAGTCAGCGACAAAGCGGAAAACCGGCGGAGATCGTGCCTCGTTTGCAGGATTACACAGTTGCTATTAGCAAACGTGTAATCTTTGTAATCTTGTCCGTAAGTGCCTTATTTATCAGTAACTTAAAAAACCACCCAATTGTAATCCTTGTAATCTTCAAATATTTGGATAATGCTGATAATAAAAGGCTTACGGAATCCAATAATTTGAACGGCAAAAAGTGCAGTAATCTTGTGCACTTTTCGTGTAATCTTGGTAATCTTGCTGTAATCTTCGTTAAAAAACGGCTGCCAGCCATAATCATACGTCCGTCTGATTTCGCATATTCCCTTAACTATCTGATAATAAGTCGGTTATACGGTTTGATGCCAAAAACGGCCGCGCTACAGGCTCACAGCGGGGCGTTCAATGGAAATATTTACTAATGGGCATGAAAGAAGAAATAAAAATACTTGACCTCACCGAGACGCAGGCGGCGATTGAGGCCATCGGAGACCGGGCGCGGAACATGCGGCCCGTGATGGTCTCTGTCCGGGAGCAGATGCGCTACTCGACGGACCAGAACTTCAACGTGGGCGGACGGCCGAGGTGGACACCGTCGAAGAAGACCCGAAAGGGACGCGGCAAGACATTGATCGGGAAAAGCCGCCTCTGGCACAGCGTGAAATACGAAGTGGGAGACGACAGGCTGACCATCTCCTCCAATCTGCCGTATTCAGCGGTCCATCAGAAAGGATTCAAGGGAAAGGTCAAGCAACACGTCCGGCCGCATCATCGCACAATTACCCAGGCGTTCGGCCGCTCGATCAGCCCGAAAAGAATCCAGGTGAAGCGCGGCTTCTACCGCCAGTTCATGCAGAACATCCCTGCGCGGCCATATATCGTGGTTCAAAGAGAAGATACCGAATATACGCAGAAGCGCCTCTTGCGCTGGGTGACGGAGGGTATCTGATATGGCGAGGATTTATTTATACGATTTGAGCGATGCGATCATAGAAGCCCTGAAAGATAACGAGGACCTATGGGGAACGACCGGCAAACTGAAGACGATCAAGGACTATGAGGGAGACGCGGAGGATTACCTGAACGGAGTCGCCCAGAGCATATCGAACACCCCGGCTGCCCTGCTGCTCTTCAACGAAGGGGAAGACCAGAAGCAGAATACGAACTTCTCCTTTCAGCACCCCGTCTCGTTCAGCGTGATGATTATCTCCGGAGACCTTCGCGGAGGAACGAACCGGAAACGGGCGTTGCTGGAATTCTATGAGCTGGTGAAAGATACCCTCGCGGGCATGCGGCTCGGCCTTGAAATGGATCCTATCGAACCCAAAGGCTGGCGGGTGGAATTCGAAGGGAACAGACATAGCGCGCTGACAGCCTATTTCGAAGCGATGTTTGATTACGACATTGCATACGATTTTCCAAGTTAAAAGGAGTTGAGATATGAAAATCAAGTGGAAGGAAAACGCCGGAACGGGAGCCATCAGCATCCACGGTCCGGAGGCGGATTTCGCCGCCAAATACGATCCGGAAGCGGTTTACGAAGTGAATGAACCGACGGCGGCAAAGCTTCTGGCGGGCGGTCTTTTCGAGGCAGCTGCCGGGACGCCGAGAAAGAAGCGAGCCGCAAAAAATGAAGGAGACGAAACAGAATTTTCAGAAAATAAAGAGAAGGAGAACTAATAATGGGAACAGTAAGAGAATATGAAGGCCAAATGGCCTTATCCTGGAAAAAGCAATCCGCCTACGGCACGGCCGTTACGAACACGGACCTCATTCAAGCCCTGCGGATGACGGCCTTTCCGGATGCGGATTTCAAACCGGATATGGTGAATGACGAGGAGGTTTTCGGGAAGGGCCATGAATGGGCCACCGAACAGAATATCGAACGGTTCAACACCGCGCTCAAAACCGATTTCGACCTGACGAGCCACAGCGCGGCATTCCTCTTCGCCTTCCTTTTCGGCAACGTCGTATCCACTCAATTGGAAGAGAGCGACGCATACAGCCACGTGTTTACGCCGATGGCAATCGCCACGACCAAACAACTGCCCGTAACCTCGATGGTTCAGCAGCTATCGAGCGGTTTCAAAAAACTGCTTCGCGATATGGCGCTGAACGAGGTTTCCCTTTCCTGCTCGGTCAAGGACAGGGCGAAGATCACCGGAAGCTGGATCGGCAGCGGATTTTACGGCGACAGCGCGCTTGCAACCATGCCGCAATTGATTACCAGCCCTTACCTCAAGAGCGACAACCTCCAGTTCAAACTCGGCACGAAGGCGAGCGAGGTTGACCGCTCCACCGACCTGACCAACCTGGACTTCAGTTTCTCGAATGACGCGCTCGGTGATGAAGGTTACCGCTTTGACGGAGACGGCTATCGCAGGGAATGCGAAATCGGAAAACGCAAGATGACGTTGAAATTCGGCCTGCGCCTTGCGCACGACAGCGACGCGGAACATGACCGGCTCTTCGCCCAGACTGCGCTTTCCGTGATCATGGATTTCGTCTCGCCGGTGATGGTGGACGAAACATATCCGCACAGCGTCAAGATCGAGATCCCGAATCTGGCCTATACCGCCACGCCGATCAAGGTTGACGGCAAGGTCGTCGGACATGATATAGAAACATTGCCGATGTATGACGAGACGCTCGAAGGCGCGGTGCAGGTAACAGTAGTCAATGATGTGCCCGAAGATACCTATCTCGCGGCATCAGTATAAGGAGAAAAAAATGGCATTTGAAGTAAATCAGAAATTCATAGCTCAAATGGAAACAGGGGAAGACACCCTGAAGCATATCTTCAAGGTTCCGAATTCACTTGAATGGCAAAAATTCAATTCGCTCCGCTGGAGCGGAGCCGAAAAAACAATGAAAACGGGCGAAGAAATACAATTCACGGTTGATGTAGGGAACTTTTCAAAAATGGAAATGGAGGCGGCCTCCGCCCTTTGGGACGCCTGTATTGAAAACGTTGAGGGATACACGATAGACGGGCAGCCGCTTACTTGTGAGACAAAGGGCTGGCGCGAGAAAGTCTGGTTTCCTCACAAGATGGCGGCAATCATACAGCTCGTAAAATTCTTCGAAGGCAAGAAAGAGAATCTGGAAAAAAACTGAGACCGGAGGTCAGGCGTGCGCTGGTGCAGGGAAGTATTATCACTAAAGGGGAAGAGCCGAAGAGCAGGCGTCCCGATCCGGTTATTTACCGGGCTTTCGATCTTGCCCTGCTCCAGCGCGAATACCGCCTCTGGAATATTTCCGACCTCCCTCTCGAAGATTATTGGGCGCTTGAGATAGTCGCCCAGGAGCGGCACCGCTGGGAAGCGGAGATGCAGCATTACTCCGCCGAATGGCGGAAGCAGGACGCGAAGATAGGCTTTCAAGAATATTTGATGTTCGTTCCGGAACTTGAGGAGTTTATGTAGTGGCTTCAACATCACAAAAAGTCGTCGTGGTGATCGTCGGCAAAGACGAGCTAAGCGGCGTTGCGAAAAAGGTTCAGGATGCGCTGAACGGCATTGGCGACGCCGCCGAGGGAGCGGGACGGAAAACCGAAGGGCTCTCGACCAAATCCATTGCGCTCGGCTCCATGCTCGGCGGGCTCGCCGGGGGATTTATTCGTGAAGCCGCAAAGCAATTCCAGCAGTTGGCGGATAGAGCCTTCGAGGTCGCCTCCACTTATGAACAGCAAAATATCACCCTGACACGATTATTAGGTTCACAAGAACTGGCGACGGCCGCTCTCGAAAAGTGGAACGACGAGAGCGTAAAAACTCCCTTTACGCCGGAGAAATACCGCGAGTCGGCCATAGCGTTGAAGGCTTTCCATTTCGAGCTCAAAGACATATCCGGCTATATGCGAACCGCCGGAGACGCAGCCTCGGCGTTCGGGGACAAAATAAGCCTGGCACAGATGGTTGATACCCTCGGCCGCCTGAAGGCCGGGCAATTCGGAGAATCGTTCGAGCAGCTCCGGCGAATCGGAATATCCCTGCAGGACCTCAAGGGAGAGGGATTGGTTTTCGATAAAGGGGGGAGTTATCTGGGATCCGTTGACCAAGCCCTCGCCGCCGTGCAGAAGATAGTGGAGGACAGATTCGGCGGGATGATGGCGGAACAGGCCAAGAGCGCAAAAGGTCTCGTCAGCACGATCCAGGGCAACTGGGAACAGCTCCTGAAGACATTTATGGATTCCGGACCCTATGATTATATAAAGCGGCGATTATCTGAAATCAACGATCTGCTTGACTATTATAACCAAAGTAAAAAACGTTCCAAGTCCGACATAGAAACCGCCCAGATTGACCAGCTGAAAAACGCCATGGATTATCTGAACGAGGTTCAGAGAAAATTTACGGCCAGCGGCGGGACAACAGGCGGATGGGCAAAGCTGGTCAGCTCTGAATTCAAAAGCCTCAAGGAACAAATCAAATCCACTTATGACGAAGTCTATAATGAAGCTAAGATGTTCGGTCAAAAAACAGACGAACAAGCCAAAGAACTGGCGAATAAAAAAGTTTTGGAAGAATACAGCTGGGCGATAACGGGTATTTACAGGGAATTGAACTCGGCGAAGGGAAAGTCTGAAGAATACGACGCGGCTATCTCCGCAGTAGCCGCCGAACACAGAAAAGGTTTGACTGCGGCAAAAGCCTACCGGGACGAACAGGATAAACTCAAGAAAGCCGGAGAGAAGCTGCCGCCGGTATTAAGCGCGATTTCCGACGAAACGTTAAAAGCGAAGGAAAAAACTGATCCTTATGAGCAGCTTCTGAAGAGCCTGGCGGATAAAACTATACCCGCCCTCGAAGCGAAATATGAAGCTATCGGAAAGGTTTTAAACGACGTCTCCACCGGGAAATTTCCATTAGCTCAGGAAGAAGTGGCGAAGCTGAACAGGGATTTCATGACTTTGGGCGTAACGCTCGGAAAGTTCGGCGGAGCTCTGAATACTCTGGATATGGATGGTTTCATTGACAGCCTGGAGGCTTATCAGGATTTTTCAATCGAGGGATTCCAGGAGTCTCTGGGGATTGCGCAGGATTTCGCGGCGGCAATGACCGGCAATTACGCCGCATTACTGAAGTATCTGGAAGCAGCGGGAACCGAGACGAAAAAGACCATGAGCGACATCGAGGAGATCGCCGTCGGGCTTCAGCAATGGTCGGACGGCATGGCAGAATTTCTCGATATGCTCGGCCTCGTGGGAGGGGAACTATCCGACGCATCGGCGGGGATCGCGCAGATCGGGCAGGGAATCCAGCAGATAACGGAGGCGGGAGAAGATTTCAGCGCGCTGATGGATGGAGTCAATTCCATCGGGCAAGGAATCGCCGGAATTTTCGGCGGGGAAGAAAGTGACATGTCCCAGCTGATTTCCGGCGCTTCGAACGTCGGCACCGGCGTGGCGAAGGCTCTTTCCGGAGACCTTTCAGGAATCGTCCAAGCATTGGCCGGGATCCCCGATCTATTGGATGGACTCTTCGAATCCACGCAGGAGGGATATGTCAAGCAGCTCGGGAAGCAAGGGTTTGACGATACTTATTCGCAAGAACTATTAGACAAAATGTCCGCAGTCAGCGATGCGATGGGGGATAAGTCCTTCGGGATGAAGGCTTATATCGAGGACTTTTTCAAGGAGACGGATATCAGCAACAAGGACGAATTCACCCGGATGTCGGATCTATTGGATGAATCAATCGGCGAATATATCTCCCAGGGGTACACCACGGAAGAAGCCTACGCCAAGTACGGCGACGAGCTCGAGCAGCTCACCGCCGCGCAGGAAAAATACGGCTTCGAGACGACTGAAAGCCTGCAAGCGATGCTCGACCTTCAGAGGAGCGGAACCACGGAGGGACGGGTTTCCGGGATCTCGGACGCGATCGGCGGAATAGACAAGATGATCGAGGGCATGAGCAAGGCAGGTTACTCCGACGCTTCATTTACCTCCGTCTTCGGACTCTTGCAGAGCAGCTTCCAGAAGCTGCAGGCCGAAGGGCTATCCATGCAGGAGATCTTCGAGAAGGTCTCGCCGGTTGTGGACAAGGCACGGGAAGCGGCGGAAAAGGCCGGGGTTTCGACCGCGCCGATGGACGCCCTGATCGCCTATACCGAGAAGATGAAGAATGCCTCTCCGATTCTGGACGTGATATCGGGCCTCGATGCCGCGATCAAGGGCCTCGGCTCCACCGGAACGCTCACGCAAAAGAACCTGGACGATATGGCGCTGACCGCGCAGGAGACGATCAAGAAGCTCGAAGCGCAAGGATTTTCGCCGACGGAGATAGCTGCGCAGATGGGTCCGGCGATCAGCGATATGACCAGCGCTGCAGAGAAATTCGGATACGATCTTCCTCAGGATATTGTTGATCTCGGCAAAACCATAGAAAAGCTCGGCCTCGAAGGGGAAAAGAGCCCCGCCGAAGAGATTGCCAACTGGGGCACGGCATATTTGGAACAGACGAAAGCCTGGGGCGACTCGATGATCAAGACCCTCGAAGGACTCGGCGGATACGCCGAGGGGGGCGTCGTGCCGGGAAACGGCGGAGCACAACTCGCCTGGGTTCACGGCGGGGAAACCGTCGTGCCGCCGGGGGCGGCTCCCTCTCTGCCAGCCCTGCCCGCCATGATCAATTACAATCAGCAGCAACAGCCACTGGAACTGAAGATCACGCTCGAACAAAAAGCCGGGGGACAGAATTACTTGGAAAACCTGATAGGCGTCACAGTGGAAGCGAAGACACGAAACGGGGAAATAAAGATCGCTTCTTCCTCGATGGAGGGCTGAAGTGGGAAAATTTCGAACGATATATGAAAATCTCGTTGACCTCGCGGCGGCTATATCCGCATCGAGCGAGGAGACGGATCTGCCCGCAACGAACGTTGCGCATCCGTTCCGGACATACAAGTGGCGCGCTACCGGCGACAGCAACGAGACGATTACGATAGACCTCGGAAGCGAGTATAGCGTCCTTGCCGTCGCGCTGATCGGGCACAACTTTTCCTCCGGGGCGGCGATAAAATACCAAAGTTCCAATGATTCGGACTTCGATCCCCTGATAGCCGACGAGGCGCTCACCTGGAGGAACGGGATAATCTTCAAGTTTCTGACGAGCAATTCCGCCCGGTATCACCGGGTGAATATACAGGATGCGTCCAATCCGGACGGATACGTGGAATTGGGACGGCTTTTCCTCGGCGATTATTTCGAGCCGGTGAAAAATTTCCACATGCGGTTTTCGGACGGAGGGGACGATCTATCCACCGTTTCGCCGTCCGAGGGGGGACAGATATTCGGAGACGAGAAGTCCGAGCGCAGAAAACTCGGGTTGAACTGGACCGCGCCGGTCTCCATGAACAACGACGACAAACAGGATTTCCAGGCATTCGTCCAGAGCGTGAAGACAACGCGTCCTTTCGTGCTCTTCCTCGACCACGAGTTATTGCCTGCGGAGGTTTATTACGGCCGCCTCGTAAACCGGCCGACATTTCAGAACCAGAACAACCTTAGCTGGTGGGAGACCACGATAGAATTCGAGGAGGCGCTATGACCCTCTCCTTCGCCGATTTCATGAAGAGGATCTCCAGTAAAAAAATCTACCTGGTAGAGGTCTGGATGGGCATTCACTGCCAGGACTTCACGAAAACGGCGGGTTATTCCTACGTCTACGAATATCCCATAGTGGAAGTCCCGATGCTGAACCACCCGCCGATCATCGAGGAGGTTATTGAAAACGACGGCACCGCCTACACCTCCCGCGCGACAGTCGCCCTGGTGGAAGCCAATGCCGGTTCCTATTTCTTCGATCGGGTGAACAAGAAGGTTTACATCCACACGACCGGCTCCGACGATCCGGACGGAACGACCGCCGGAATATTCGATTATACGATAGTTGCCAATTTCTGGTTGCGCTTCGGCTCGGACGGTTTAATCTTTAATAGCAAATATTACTATCCGCGGATATCGCAGAACGGCCTCTCCGATCTGACAGTTTCCAGCCGCACAATCTTCTTCGGAATACAGACAACGGGAAACGGAAGTTTACGGCTGCGCAACGAGGATAAATTTTTCGACAAATTATTAAAACAGTATCTCTGGACGAACCGCGAGATTTACATCCTGCTTGGCGGAGACGAGATGGAATACTCCGTTTACGCGACCGTCTTCAAGGGAAGCATCCTCGACTGGCAGGCGGGCGACACGGAAACGACACTTACCATAAAAGACCACCGCGCAATCCTATCGAATAAAATACCGCCGAACGTTTACGACCAGGCGGTTTATTCCGCCCTGCCGGATGCGGATGTCGGGAAGCCGATCCCACTCATCTACGGCTACGTCACGGGCGCGGCCGGGGTAAAAGTCGGCACGACGGGAAAAGGGGTCTATAAACTTTCCGATCACGCCCTACACCAAATCTTGAAGGTCTATAACAACGGCACAGATATCACAACCCAAATAACCCGGGATCTTGCCAACGGGCAATTCACGATCGGCGGCGGCTACGGCGGCACTCCGGGGACGCTCACTGCGGATGTGGCCGGCCTGCCGTTAGCCGCGACCGCGGATTTCTTTTCCGATTCCTTCAGCGACAACGTAATTTCGGATTGGGACCAGTCCTCAAGCGGAGGCGCGTATTCATGGGCGGCCTCCGGAGGCAGGGTCGCCGGTTCATGCTCGGCAGCTTATGTTTTTTTGACCCATCCCCTGAAGATGTTCACGGATGGGGTTCTGCAGGTCAAGATCAATTCCAGCGGCTATAACGGCCTCGGAATAGTTTTCGATTATACGGATCATAATAATTTCAAGGCGGCCTATTTATATTATTCCGCCGCTTTATGGAGGGTGCGGATTATAAGCGTGCTTGCGGGAGTCGAGACGCAGCGGACGAACGACACCGTGACGCTCGCGGGCGGAACGGATTATACCCTGAAGCTGGTGCTCAGCAAGAACGGACTCGCCACGCCCTATTTAGACGGGGTTGCCAAGACCGCATTCAACTTCGTCGTGCCCTTTACGCCGGGGAAGGTGGGACTCTTCATGAAGTCCACATCGAGCGGATATTTCGACGACTTTTTGATCCA